CGGACCAATACCTGACATACCGGGATCAACACCTGCTGCAATACCAGCACCAAACCCAGTATCTTGACCAATATCACTAGTATCGCCTGTAGTGGCACTAGTAGGGCCTGTAGTGGCACTAGTAGGGCCTTCTGTAGCATCTACACTAGATCTGGCCTGCGCGGCATTAACAACGGAATTAACATTAATATTACTTAGTGATGTGTCGACTACGTTGGGGTCTATTGTTTCTTCAGGACTAAATAAACTTAGAAACTTCCCAAGAATGCTATCTGGGTCTATTTCAGCTGGCGGGCCGGTATCAGGGCCTTCCTCATCACCAGATAAACCATCAGAATCTTCCTGTTTTTTTGGTTTATCTTCCTGTTCTTCTGGTTTATCTTCCGCTACTTCTTTATCTGGATCAAAAGGATTATCTGCGGGGTTATCTGGATCAAATCTTTGATACCCTTCTGGTTCATCAAAGATTTGCCTACCATTAATGACAGGTACTTGTATAATATCACCATCTACATTTCTAAAGAAGTTAAAGGAAGATACACCACCAGTAAGAGTACCAAAATCAGGAAGCTTAGGGAGGGGTCCGGTATTTGTTGGACTAGTAGTACCTGCAACTGGTAGAGATGTTTGGGGATCAGCTGCAATACCAGTTAATGTAGAATCAACACCACTACTTTTTGTTCTAATACGACCGGGTGTTGCAAAATCAGTATTAGGAAAAGGTTGAATTCTAACTTGGGACGGTACACCTGCTTCATTAACATCGAAATTTTTAGTTTGTGTGGGTTGTAAAAAAGAAGTATTGGGAACAGTTTCTTGTGTAGAAGGATTAACAGTAGCAAGGCCACCTGCAGCAAAATTAGCATCACCTAGCAGCATAGACAGCATTGCTTGTCTTGCAGGCTTTACGTTCATCATCTTTACAAAATTATCATCCTGCATAGCTTCCACAAACTCTTTATGCTTATTATCAACCTTTGGTTTTACATCAGTAGCAAGGCCACCTACAGCAAACTGTGGCTCATCCCCTGCTTCATCGTCACCTTCATCATCTACATATTCCAGATCAATTACAGAGAAAGGCATACCACCGGGATTAAACATGGAATCCTCTGGAATAGATGCCTCATCTGGATTTCCCATCTGACCCATAGCGGCCATTTTTTTATAGCCCATCTTAGCTTCATCACGAAGCTTCATAAAATGATCTACACCAAAATAACGAACTACATCTTCTGGAATAACCATCTCTCCTTCACTGATATTCGCTTCAATGTCGTCGCGTACTCCCTCTTGAGTACCACCGGGAGGTACTTCATTACCAGAAATGGGATCAGTATCACCACCTTCCTGCATTAGTTCCATATCACTTTCTTTAAACATGTCCTCTCGATTATCTAAAGACATATTATTTTCTTCTTTAAACATATCCATTTGATTATCTAAAGCCATTAGTTATTCCCCATTACGTTCTGTCTTAAATCTTTAATATGTTTTAACATCTCAATAGCACCTTGGGCTTTGTGTAAAGCTGTAGGCTCTTGAGATTGTTCTAAAACTTTATGTTGCTGCTCAACTAAAAAATCTAAGTAGTTACTTAAATTAACCCACTGGCGGTTGTTGTTGAACAGGGGGTGCAGCTTGCCCCATAGTTCCTCCTGCTTGTTCATTACCTGTAAATCCTTGTTCTTGTGGTACTGGTACTTGTCCAGTTCCTATCGTCCCCCCGCCTGTACCTGCTGTATCTTGCGGATTCACGCCGGGAGGAACTTGCTGTGGTTGTTGTGGTTGAGTAGCCTGAAACTGCTTAAGAAGCTCTGCTTGTATAGCTGCCTCTTCCATACTGTTAGCAACCTTTTCAGGATCAAGACCCATAGATTTTGCAATCTCTGCAATAATGTAATGAAATTTAGCAAAGGGAGCTAACGCTGGATTACTAGCAACGCCTAAGAATTGCATTAATCTCTGGCTCCTAACTTCATTAGCCATTAGACTTTCAGTTCCACGGGCCTTAACTTCCAAGTCTCCCCTAAGTTCAGGGTCAAAATCAAACTGCATATTAAACTGAAAGAACCCTTCGCCCAATGGGTGCAGTAAGTAATCATCTATATTTTTAATAACATTTTTAATAGCACCGGAAGCAGCATTCATTAACATGCTAATGCCACTAGCTGTCCTACCTGTTCCTGCTACACCTGTTTGACCATGTGCAAAAGAAGGGAAGCCAGTACTTTCATCGGCAAGCTGCCTAGCCTTATCAAATAACTGCAGGTTTTCATTAGAGACATTAGGGAACTTAGTACCAAAGATAGATTGTCCCGGTGCACCACCTTGCCGTCTAAATATTTTACCGGGATATACAGACAAATCCTGCCCCGGAACTAGATTAGTTTCATCAACCTCAATAATCAAATTACCTGACAACACAGCATTATCTACCGACATACGCATAAAGCCATTCATAAGAGCTTGCGTATCTTCCATGTTCTCAGCAATACCTACACCAAAGAAACTATAAGGATTCAACTCATAAGGAACAGCCATGTAAGGAATACGTACAGGTTTAAATGGATTTATTACAAGTCTAATAATTTTATCTTGGCATACCCACACATTAGCTTGTACCTGATCTGCATCTTCAAACTCTTTAGGTAAGTCTACCTCTTCTGAATCAAGATAATCCCTATCTAAAATACCCCAGTATTCCAGTACTTCAAATCTATTAACATCGTGATGAAGTTCATAGTCAGCTAAAGTATCTTCCCACGATTCCTTTATATAGGATTCACCCATAGCTACACATTCTTCAATAACCTTTTCTCTAAAGAAAGGTCTACGCTTTAATCCTCGTAGCTGTGTTCTACTTAGTTTGTGTCGCTCAATTACATACTGAGCTTCATCCATGTTATTTGCATCTGGATCAGGATAAAAATTCCATACACTTACGTTATTAAGTTGAGGAATTATTTTAATTCTAGGCGTGTACTCACCTTCTTCTGACCAGTCTGGGTACTCTTTATTAACTGCAAAGGGGCCTTTAATAATACCTGTTCCAAATAAAGCCATTTCAAAAGCGGTACTGCGAAGATGCTTGGATGCATTGCTTTCCTCAAGCTGATCCATGATTTTCTTTTCCATCTTCTTGGCAGCTACCATAGCGGGGCTAAACGTAGCAGAAGTAGGAGTACGACCTATACCTTCCTTAACATCAATACCTTCTAGTTTCTCTTCTAGCGTACCTAGTTCTAGGTTATTAAGGGTTGAGCCGGGAGGTAATTCCTTCCCATCATCTTTATGACCATAGGGATTGGTCATCTCTTTTAATTGTTCAGGTTCCTTTGGGTCAAAAGTTACATTTTCCGTGACACCTTCGGGAAGCGTAGTAGGCTCAATACTCAAAGGAAATTTTTGACCAGCAAAAAGTACATCTACAATTTGACCATATGCAGCCAGTGTTTTAGTTTTAGTTACTTTAATAAAGGTACGGCATTTTTCCGAATCTGTAAATTTAATATCCTGCCCGTACAATCCTCTATAGTTACGATACGCACTTAACCATCTATTCTCATCTGTATCACGATAATCTTTTGCGCGAGAATACCTTTCCTGTACAAATCTAACAATGGGGCTATTACCATAGTCTTCTTCATCTGAAGAAGTTTTCACATCCTCCATAGCCAGCCCGCTGTCTTCAATTATTACATTGTCTTCTTCGGCCATTTAATTTTCCTTAATACCCAAATGTTGCATCTGCAGGTGTATATCCTTTAGTTAATAGGCTAGCATCAAAATCAAATATATTAAATCTAGGTCTTGTCATCACACCGTAACGTAAGGCATCATATAAATGATCTTCTGATTTTGTATCTACGTCTTCAGAATTATTCTTATCTAATGGAATGGCCGGTAATTGTGATATAAGATTTACACAGTTACTAAAAAATACTAGCCTTGGTTCTTCAGTAAAATCATCAACTTGTAAACGTCTATGTATTTCATTTTTACCAGATACTCTACTACCTTTACTCCTATCTGATGGACGCCATCTACAGCCTTTCATAATCATTTGTTCAGCTAGGCTAGGTCCGGTGTCGCCCCTCTTATGCCACAAGGAACTATCTAATACTCCATACTTAATTGTTCCATCGTTCTGTTCTATATCTAAAACCATATCTGCTAAATCAGTAGCCAAGACTTTAGATACATACAACTCTCTATAAACAATTAATTGTTCATCTGGTGAAACAGTAAACCAAACTACTGCACTATATGAGCCATATCCATAATCACACGCTCTAAACTTAACCCAGTTAGAAGGAACATCAAAAGGTTCAATTACATGTATCTCTCTATTAAACTCTGTAAAGGCTGCACCTTCTTTTATATCCCAATCGCCATTTAACAATTGCCGTCTTTGTTGTTCTGGTAGAGACAGGAGCATTGCTTCATAATCACCTGACTCTGCTAGATATGGATTATCTACTAAACTAGCAGGTATAAATTTACGCTTAAATAAAGCAACTCCCTCTTTACTATGCCCTTCGGGATAAAGCATCTCTTTACCTGTCTCAATATCTGTGGCATTAAATGCTTTATTTGGTACAACAGGATCAATAAACATCTTCTTAACCCAGCCATGTCCCCTACCTCCGGGGTTAGTTGTTGCCCTCATATAGATAGGCAAGTCGGGAGCAGTGGATCGTAGACGAGAACGCATGTAATTCCATGCAAATGGGGTTGCCCATTGTGTCAACTCATCAAAGCCTATCCAGCTAAACGCCAGACCCTGATAACGCGCTACATCTTCGTCTCTGTCCAAGTAGGACATCCATAGACGCGCACCAGAAGGCGCGACCCACTGCATCTTTCTTTCTGACCACTTAATTCCCGGCCAGATTTGTGGATACAGTTCCTGCGACTTAAATATTAGCTCTCTTAGTTCTTCCGTTGTATGACGTAATAGTAAGCCGCTAAAGCTAGGATGACCCATATAGCGTAATGGATCAGCTAGCATCGCATATGATTTACCACCCCCTGCTGCACCTCCGTATAGTACTTCTCTTTCACCTGCAGCTAAAAATTCGGTCTGTGGTCCTTCATTAGGTTTAAAGATAACAACATGTGTATCTTCTATTGAGTCTTTTTTATCTATATGTATCTTACTCTGCTGTGCTTCTTGCACCTGTTCTTTCTTCTTCGATGGCTTTCGCTTTGAGGACTGCCTTTTCCGCATAGTCTGCCCATCTGCGGAGGCTTGTAGCTTGATCTTTACGCTGTCGCTCATGGGCTAGTCTTTTCCTTAATCCTACATGCGAAATATAGCGTCCTGTACGGGTGCTTAACCAGTTAGCTACTTCTCTATACGAATATTGTTTTATATACTTTCTAGCTTGTTCTATTGCTTCCAATTCTAGGGTTATAGGTAGCAATAAGTCCTTATCTTCTACATCTAGCACGTATCCAAAGGGTATTGTCCTAGCAATTCGTGGTATTTTTAACCATTCGCCCTCTTTTTTTAAATCAGTAGGCTGTGGTAATTTCCAGACGCCTATTTCTCTAGTCATCATCCGAAGTATTTTTAGCAGGTAGTAGCATTATACCCCCAGAACTCTCTACTTGCAACTTTTCAGTTTTAACTAGCCCACTTCGGTCCAACAATTCCTTTGCTGCAGACATTTTTTCCTTTATACCCAGTTCTGTTGGGTCTGTAATGCCACTAACCATAGCCATAGCCGCTCTAGGCGCGTTACGAGCCATGAATAGCTGCGTAGCGTCCAGTACTTCGTCCCGTAGCCCCCTAATAATCTCTGTAGTACTGGTACTTTCCGCATATCCAGCTAGTAATTTAGCCTTTACTACGTCACCAGCAGCTTCATCGAAGAGTACAGAGAGGAAAGCGGACTGTTTTTCTGTTAAATTCTTGCTCACTTTATTTCATCCTTGTAGCCACGCCGCCTTTACGATAGTCTTTGTGCCCATGTCGATACTTTGGACCTATGAGTGCGCCCTTTGCTGCACCTTTACGCTTTTTAGGTGGCGTAGTTAATTCAGGCCCTGTAGCTTTTTTCATTCTAATTTTATTTTCAGCCTTTGCTACACGATTAGATCGCCTAGCGCCTTTCATGTCAAGCCCTTTTTTTTCCATGTCATTAATATACCTGTCCATAAATTCTGGGCCTAATTCTTTAGCTAACTTAGAGTCTAAACTCTTCAGTGTTACGTCTGATGTTTTAAAGACATCCGTCTCACCTGTTTTCTTGTCTTTAACAGTAACTGGAGAAAGACCTTCCTCTTCCATCCTTTTTTTTACTAGTGCTAATAAGCGTTCCCTAGCATTACCTTTTTTCTTTCCTGCCATTTTAACTATCCCTTTTCTTTAATATACGTATGTACCATGCTGCATAGAATAAGCTAATTTAATTGCTCTTGTTTTTACCTGTCTTGCCCACCTAGAGTCTAGCATCTCTTCTGCTGCTTTATTATAATTATACTGTTCTAATGCAGCCCACATGTTAATAAACTTACACAGTCTAGGTACACCCATGTTAAATGCCATATCCATTAATACTAATTGTCTTATAACATCTATATCATTAGCAATAGGCTTTACTTTAAATAGTTCTTTTTCTACGATATCAATATCGTTTTTCAAAAGGAAGTGTGCATCTTTTTCTGTGATGCCCTGCTCATAAACTTTTTCTATAGTTTTATTTAGTATGCTTAATTCAAACTTTGATATGCCTCTGTCTTTAAGATTTCTTCCAATTCCAATTGTATCAATACCTAAGCTATCTTTATATACATGCAGAATGATACCTTCATGTATTATAAGCTGCTTAATTAATATATTTTCATCGAACACTTACTTCTTTCTCCGCGCCCTTGCTATAGGAGAGGAGGCTTTACCTACATACAAACCAAAGAATGCTGCACCGGCACCTACTATAGTAGAGATAAAAGCTGCTTGTGCATTAGTAGGATCAGTCAAAGCCATAAACCATGTAGTAGATTGATAGAAAGCATAAATATAAGCCAGCATAATAAGGCGAGGGACAGTACGAAAGCTATCCATTATCATAGCTACTTTACCATACCACGTAGAAACTTCGTCTTCTGTATCGGGTACTAGATCAGAAACAGCAAGTTGATACTCTTTGGTAGTCTCAACTACTTTTACTTTATCTTTCGCCATTTATTTTCTTTCCTTATTTTTTAGCAAAGGCAGAACCAGTTAAGATAGCTCCGAATGCTAAGTGGAATAAACCCCCTCCCATAAGAGTAAAGGGATTATGTTGGCCTGTAAGCTTTTTCATTAGCTCCATTTGCACCATAGGCTCAGGAGTACTATTAATAATATCCATAAATAAACTTATATCAGGACGGTTGATACCGTACCATATAGGAACGAACATAAAATCATAAAAGCATATTAGTAGGTATATTATAAG